ATTCAATTCGTTTAAGGGTTCTTTTAAAAGCAGACTACGAATTCAATAATACGTCAAAAAGCATTGACTACATATGCGATGAGTTTAAAATAAAAAAAGAGGATTTGATGTCATTTAGAAACGATAGAGAGAAAGAAAAAGCTGAAAAGGAAAGACTAAAGAAAAACAAGGAAGAACAGAAGGGTGATAATTTGTTAGAGAAAACCATTAATAAATTCAAATATGTGAAGGAGTCAAAGACGCCTGAGATTATGTCGGAAAAACAACAGCTCGCATTTGATTTATTCAATGCAGGTGAAAATGTATTTATAACAAGTCCAGCAGGATGTGGAAAAACTCATTTAATAAAGAAAATATGTAGTCATCACCAACATAGTAATATCGGAATAACGTCAACTACTGGAACATCAGCCATTTTAATAAATGGCACAACGTTACATTCATTTCTAGGAATCGGTTTAGGTGACATGGAGGTTACTCAATTATACATGCACATTAAGAATAAATCATATCTTCTTAAGAGATGGAAGGATTTGGAGATATTAATAATTGATGAGATCTCTATGCTCTCGCCGAAATTATTTGATAAACTTGAACAGCTGGCTAGAGTTATAAGAAAGAATAACAGACCATTTGGTGGTATTCAATTATTACTATCAGGAGATCTTTTTCAGTTACCAGTTGTTGGTGAGACGAATTCGTTTTGTTTTGATGCTGAATCATGGAGCAAATGCATTGCCAAAAAGAACATTGTGTATTTTGATAAGAATTTTCGTCAGGGTGATGTTGTTTTTCAGAATATCCTTGGTGAGATAAGACACGGAAAAGTAAGTGATGAGACTATGGATATATTGAGAACAAGAGTTGATGTTGAACTAGTCAATGAATTTGGAATTCTTCCGACAAAGATATTTTCATTGAACCGCGACGTTGATAATGAGAATGAACGTGAACTGAATAAATTGTCGTTGAAAAATAAAAATCTAGAATTCATGGAATACGAGCTTACATATGATGTTCTGAAGACTAACCTGACAAATATAGAAGGCAAGATTAAAAAAACATGTAATGTGCCATTCACTTTGCAATTGTGTGTAGGAGCTCAAGTTATGCTTCTTATCAACTTAGATTTAGATTTAAAATTGTGTAACGGAAGCAGAGGTGTTGTTATTGGATTTGAGAATGAATTACCTGTGGTTCGTTTTTTGAATGGGTTGGTGAGAGTGATTGACCACAAAGTTTGGACTGTTGAGGAAAATAAGGTTCCTATATTCATGTTTACACAAATTCCATTAAAGGTCGCGTTTGCGTGTTCTGGTCACAAGTCACAAGGATTGTCAATTGATTATGCCCAGGTTGATCTTGCAAATATTTTTGAATATGGACAGGCATATGTTTGTTTGAGCAGAGTGAGAACTCTAGAGGGATTGTCTATTAAAAATTTGAACAAGGAATGTTTTAGAACGAATCAAAAAGTCATTGATTTTTATGATAGCTTAATGTAATTTGATTTGACTTGTAGTTTATTTTCTTAACCATATTAGGTTAAGAAAAATTATGTTAATTTAGTTACATGGATTTCCTCTTCTTTCTCTTGGACTTTCTCTTGGACTTTCTCTTGGACTTTGACTTTCTCTTGGACTTTGACTTTCTCTTGGACTTTGACTTTCTCTTGGACTTTGACTTTCTCTTGGACTTTGACTTTCTCTTTGTCTTTGACTTCTTTATTTGAGAAGTTTTTTTACCGTCACTAACTTTTTCTTTGTGTTCATTTTTAACAATCTTCTTGCCAAATTCAATCTTTCCGATTTTAGAATAGTCTATATTTCTTCCTATTGTTAAGTTATAATCTTTAAAATTGGATTTAGGAGAATGAATGTAACTTAAAATTATGTTTTTTGTATTTTCAGAAATTTTCCTTGATTCCAATGATGTCTCATTTAAACTATTTATTTTATTTTGTAGCTGTTCAATACTCAAAAATATTTTTTTTTCATCATCTCCTAGTTTATAAGGACTTTTCGGACATTTTGATTCACTATAGCTTTCTCTTATTTCTTCAACAGTGCAATTTTTTATTATAGACATTTGACTGTTTTCTTTTGAAAAGCAACAATAATCTTGAAAATTAAATGATGATGTGTCTATTGACTTATTATCAGCTATTTTGTGTTGAAAATATATTGATCGTTGCAATCTTAATTCTGGTGGTAAATTCGTATCCACTATGTGATTATATGTAAAACAGGTTATATTATCTGGTTGTTTTCCAGTTGTAAATGGACAAATTAAATATAATGGTCTTAGACCATTAGTTAACAAATTTAATTGATCCCCTGAATAAATCATATCATCACACATTACAATAATTGCATTTTCAGGTATTTCCTTTTCTTTTATTATTGTTAATATTTTAGGTTTAACTTTCATTAAGTTGTAAACAATTTCAGAAACCCAGCTATTTGATTTTTCCTTAAAAGGAGGAATATATAAATAAAAGTTTGTTGGCTCGTCAATTTTGATTTCTTCTTCAAATAATTCCACACTTTTCTTCAATGAAAACAAAAAATCATCAATGCTTATATAATTCATAGTCAAAAAAAACAATAACATTTTTTCAAAATTAGTCAAGTCCGACAGTCTATTCTCTTTAATACAATCACATTTTGTCGAATCATTAGTATGAGCTTCTATATATTCAATTATTATATCATCATTTATACCATGTTCTATTCTAGGTATTGGAATTTTAGTTTCGGATTCATTATTCCCCCCTTTTATTTTTTTTAATGGGGGTTCACTAATATCTCCTAAACCTGTTTTATCATCCATTTCTTTATTCTTTATTGTATATATAAATAAAAAAAATTACAGAAACTTTTCCCACTCCTTCTCAATGATCCTAACTGGATGAGTATCTAGAGATCCTAGCTCATGATACTTCTTGATTTCTTCATAAAACGATTTGATCCTAGGTAAACTTTGCTCCCACCACTCGTAATCTCTTTCAATTTCTATATAATGAAGTATTCCAGATGATTCAGGCGCATTCGGCTCAATATAGAATTCCACATAATGTGTTTTATCACAATCAAACATATTCATATAGACTTGGCATTGAGACCAGTAATACTTCGGTATATTATCTAAAGTAAGCGGTTCCGTTCTGTTTTTTTTCAAAGGGCATTTAATTTCAATTATTCGTTTCTCTTTAGGAACAATATTGTCATTCACTTCGTATACTTCAGATATCTTTCGTTTCTTTGTTTTCTTGTCCTCTTTTGCTATTATACCATCACATCGTCCAGTAATCCATTCATACTCTGGATGTTTTGCATTTGTCTGAATAGAATCTACCTTATTACCAGTATATTCAACGTAATTATTAATAGCAACTTGTTCGTATCTATTACCGTGTTCAGTGAATTTATTACCGAAGAAAGGGAACTTCTTCTCTATTTTCTCTTCAAGTAAATTAAAGGGGGTTTGATATGGATTTAAATTTAAAATTGTACCGAAATCTCTAGCATTTATATTAGGAATTTTTCGTTTCATGATTTATTATTTTGTTATTATTTTTTAAATGCTGTATATAATAAAAAAACAAATGAGACCAAGTTTTATTTTACAAATCATTTCAGGATTTCTTATACTATATTCTATACTATTAATTTCACAGAACTATAAAACTTACGTAGATGATTCCGATAAATATAAATTGATTGTTATAGTGTTTATGGCGAGTATTGCATTCGGAATACATGGCATCCAACATTCCATTGAAGAAATACATTATAACTTCAACCCACTAGAAGGTAATTGGGGAACATATAGTTATAATGAAGACGAAGATGAAGATTACGATTAATTCATCTTTATCATCATCATTCTCTTTAATATTTTTTTAACCATTTTGCGAGGTTAAAAAAATAAATTCATCGTTTTCACATAATTTCAGAAGACTTATTCTTGATTATGTAATTCGCGTTCCAAATTACACCATCACCAAGAACGGTTGTAATGCAAAGAAATAGCAAACCCATGACACGATACCATTGAACATCCTCCTCTTCAATTGAGCCTGCTAAAAGTAATATAGATGCGATAGCTGTTAAAATTAGATTAAATACTGAAAGAGAAACACAATTATAATGTGTTGCGATCGGCCACATAATAGCACTTCCTAAGAATAATGCGATTGTTAAAAATAGATTAATACCCTTCATTATTCCTTTTTTTGGTGGACGAATTATCCAGCTTGTAATTGAAACAATAAAACCAATCATTGCTAATATCTGAAATATCATAAGAATTGAAATAACATCCTTATTCAAATCAAACCAGAATGGATGATCTATGTATGATTTATTGCTGTCTTTAACTAGGTAAATGTAATATGTTAATAACACAGAAATCGCCAATAATAATAAAATTACCAAATGTATAAAACGCATTTTAATTTATAATTATATATTTTTATTTTGAAAAAATTACTTATTAGTTGAACCAAAACCACCATCATTTCTCGCCGTAATACCTAAATCATTAATGTTATCAATCTCCTCTGTTAAATAATGCATATGTTTTTCTAAAATCAACTGACAGCATTTAAAAGGCAGTTTCAAATCTTCAATTTTGTCATCTATCTTACTTAAACAGATTTTCAAAGTTCCTCTGTAAGTCCCGTCAATAATTCCCATGGAATTCGTTAGTATGTAACCTGATTTCGTAAGAGAGCTTCTAGGAACAATTTTAGTATAGTACCCAAACGGCGGGGAAACAACTATACCTGTGTCATACATTGCTGTTTTGCTCCCGATATTCTTGACTTTTTCAATAATTGTCAAATCATAACCTACATCACTCGCCCGATCCTTTTGGGGAATAACTGCATCTGGACTCGTTTTCACGAATTTACAAACTGGAATCGTCTTCTTACAAACCCAGTCCATGTAATTGTTATAATTGTCACTGTTTCTATAACGTGAATCAGAATTGTCATATATCTTACTCAAAAAATCAAGGGAGTTATAATTTGAGTATGAAATAGTGACATTTCCATAATCACATTTTATATTACCGAATGTAGTTATCAAATTGATAATAGAAAGATTTACCGGGGAGCGTTTGAAATAGAAGTGACATCTAAATTCATCATTGAGATATGTTTTTCTAGACACGCTTCCGAATCTATCAAAAATCGCACGCACAAATACACTCTTGCTCTCATCATTTATCATTAACTCCTTGTCATCTGAAAAGATATCAAGAGCGAGTGCATTTTCATATATCTCACTCTCTTTATTAAAATTTGTAAAATCGTAGTTACTTTCCATCTTGCTTTTGTTATTAATACATTCTTTCATTCTTAAATTTCATTTTTTTCTTAACAAACAAGCATTGTTAAGAAAAAATAATAAGTGCACGAGAAAACTTACTTCTTATTTTTGTACTTCAATTTCTTCTCATCAGAGAATTTCTCCCATTTCGTTTTAAGATAGTTCAAGATGCCATCTGAATCCAACTCAGGATGTGATTTTCTAGTCTTATTTCTCTTGCTTCTTACAAATTTGGTATAACCCTCATCCTTTTCTTTGCGTTTTGATCTTTTTATGGTCTTGTCATCTTTCGTTTCGGTTGATTCCGAAGTTTTCTTATCATCGCCTAAATCTTTAGAATCATCTGTCTTACTAGACAATATATTCTTCTTGTTCATTTTTCTTATCAGCGGAACATAATTAGTCATCTCACTCTTGTATCTATTACGGTCTTCTTTGGATTTAAGCTCAAAGTTAATGACTTCCTGACTATTCTCCTTTTTTAATTTTTTCCACAACACTCCTAATTTAGAAACAATCTCCTTCACACTCAATTCAGGATATTCCTCCTTCAATTTCTCTCTATATACTTCGCAGAAATAAAGATATCCCGATTTACCTCTCTTTGGCTTATCAGGATCTTTGATTGTAATATTATTTTTTTTTATCACCTTTATAAACTGTTCTTGATTTTTTTTGGATTTCCAACTATCAATTAGTTCCGCATTATTATCTGATCCATTATTATTAGATTGAATAAATTCTAAAACAAATTGACTTATATTTTCAACAAACATTTCTATATTTTTATGTACAATTTTGTATTTCTTAAATCTTATTTTTATATAATTTTATATAAAAATTAAACTATCTCAGATACAACTTTTAGCCTACAACATAGGGATGATTTTCATCTATTAAAGGCTTTTCGCCTTTGTTCATGGACTCTTTCATGCTGAAATGCACTATGTAAATCCCAAATACACCAAACAACAAATTGAAAAACATAAAAACAAACATATCATGTGTTGAACCGTCTTCACATTTCTCTTCAAATAAAAGAGATATACCAACGATTAACCATATAACATTGATTATATTAATGCCATGGACAATTACTCTCAGAACCACGCGATATATACTGTATTTACTCACTGTGAAATAAATAAAAATTAATATTGTTAAACAAATGGAAAAAATATTCTTAACAACCGACCATTCATACAAGTTAATATCTCCGTCATGTTGTTTAGACAAAGTATCTCCACACAAAAGGTATTCTTTGTTAACTTCACTTATCACAAATTCTACGAAAGGAACAATGATTAGGAAAAATATTAATAGTCTTGAAATTGCGTATTCGTTATTCATGTTAGATTGTGAAATTTGAAAAATCATTTTCAAACAAAAATCATTTTTTATTTGGAAAAAAAACTATATAATCGCCGTCTTACCTTCATATTCATCAAATGGACTAGATAAAACATAAGGCGAACCAAGTAATCCGAGATCTTTTCCTTTTGTAGTAGGCGTTGACACAGGAGGAGGCATCGGCACGACATTGATTAATTCATTTACGAACTCTTTTTTATTATAAATGAAACTCAAAATGAATAAAATCAAGATTGTAAATACGATAGATAAATTAATTGAGTTCAATATCAATTTTGTTTTTCTATCCTCACGTTTCTTTGCATCTTCCACTTCTTGTTCTTGTTCTTTCGCATTTTCAAGTACTAGAAATATTTGAATCGTTAATATTATAAAAAGAAGAATGATCGTCATTATATAGTATATTGAATAAAATGAGTTGTAGAAAAAAAAGAATGAGACAATGGCGAAAGATATTATTAAAGAATATGTTGATATCCAGTATTCAAAATAATTAGTTTTCGCAAAGTTTTCTTTATTTCCAAAAGCAATTGTTGAAAGAATTAAATATACAAGCAACAAACCACAATATACAAAATGTATTCTATTATCCTTGATTTCATAAAGCGTGGACATTATATTTATATATACAAAATAATTAAAAAAAAATCTATAGAATTAAACTATAAAATTAATCATATACAAATACATAAATGAAATTTATCAATCATTATCATTCTCCAACACTTTTTGAAAGTCCAATCATATTAAATTACTTCAGTAAAAAATTGCTTTTGGATATATCACCGTTTCAAAATAAAGATAATGATCTTATTATCACTCACCACAACAACATAAATGTAAATGACTCAGTTGATAACTATTTACTAAAGTCAATCAATTACAGATTAGATAATATAGAACGCAATAGAAATTCATTCATGAATAAAAATTCAATAAAAAATCAGAAGATTAGAGACATTATTATAATTTTGAAGATCTATAAAAACCACCTTGAAAAATCTAATAAAGAAGATGACGCTATCTCTTTAATAAAAAAGAATTTGAATGATAAAACAGAATGGTTGAATCGCAGAATCATAAATAATAATAAGAAACTACTTAATTTAATAGAAAGCTACCAATACTATTCAAAATACATCTCTGAAGGGAGTAAAACAAAGAAAATGCTTCACGTGAAAAATAAAATGCATGAGCATTATAATAAAGAAATCGGGAGTGTGAAAAATAGAATCAAAATTCTCAATGACAAACTTTCTATGTTGTCATATTTCAAAGACAATATAGAACAAATACAAGAATCATCATACATAAACAAATACATTAAAGTCTTCCTTGATGACAATTTAAACGAAAACAATAATGTGAAAAGCAACTTGAATGAGGTTTTATTGTATTTAAATTATATTTCTGGTAAATATTATGATGATATAAAATTGACAACAAAGACACCTCTAAAATCTCCTTCTAACACAAATATGATTTGTGAAATACGAGCTCTCAGTAGTTCTTCATAAATTATTTTATTTTTCGTAACCATTCATTTTCATTAGTTACGAAAAAAATTTGAAAAATATATATTAAAAAAATTGAAAATTTATATTTATCATCCGAAAAAAAAATAAAAAATGGAGACTAATTCAATATTTTCTTACTTCTGGCATACTGACGACAAGAATGATTCAAACACATCAATTCGTCTTTATGGTTTGTCTGAAGACAATAAAAACATGTGTTTGAGAATATCTGACTTCACACCATACATTTACATTGAATTGCCTACACATATTGATTGGAATAGTGGAAACAAAGCCCAGCTTTTGGGAGACAAGATTGATCAGTTAATTGGCGATGAACAGCATTTTCCGATAGTCAAAAAGGTTTATTATAAATACAGATTGTATTACGCGAATCTAAATAAGGATGGATCAAGAAAAAAGTTCCCTTATCTTTTTTGCAATTTCGCTTCTATAAGTAGCATCAAACTACTTTCTTACAGATTGAAAAAACCTATATTAGTAAAAGATATTGGAATGATCACTTTGAAAATACAAGAGCAGGATGCCGATCCTATATTGCAGCTGACTTGTTTCAAGAATCTCCCGACTGCCGGATGGATTAATTTCACTGGTAAAAAAATGGGAGACCTTGAGAAGCTCACACTATGTGATTTAGAATATGAAGTGAGTTATAAGAAACTTTCTAGAAACGAAACCAAAACTATTCTGGCGAAACCTAAAATCATGGGATTTGATATTGAGGTTAACTCCACTAACATATCAGCCATGCCAAAGGCTGAGAATCAAGGCGATAAAGTATTTCAGATATCTTGTGTATTCGCCAGAGAAGGAAACCCAAATGACATGAAATCTTATTTACTGTCTCTAGGAAAGCCAGATGAAAAACTAGGCGGAGAGAATGTGATTATTTATTCTTTCAAGACAGAGGCCGGATTACTTGAAGGATTCACAAAGTTGATAAGAAAGGAAAATCCTAATATCATTGCTGGATATAATATATTAGGATTTGATATACCTTATATGATTGATCGCGCGAAGAATGATTGCACATCGTTTTGTATTAGCGAGTTTGACAAGTTGGGATTCCACAAGTACAATCACGCAAAAGAACGCACGATCCGATGGTCGTCATCTGCTTTCAAAAATCAGGAGTTTCAGTATCTTGATGGCGAAGGGCGTTTATTTGTTGATATTCTTCCTCTGGTTAAAAGAGATTACAAGATGGATAACTACAAGCTAAAAACAGTTGCTGAATTCTTTTTGAAAGATGATTCCAAAGATCCATTAAGTGTCAAAGGCATATTCAAATGCTACAGAGAAGGAACCAAGAAGGAGTTAGATGGTTCTTATAGCAAAAAAGCAATCAAGGCGATAAGTCTAGTTGGGAAATATTGCGTTAAAGATTCAGAGCTAGTTATCAAATTGATGGACGTTTTACAGACTTGGACTGGATTGTGTGAAATGGCTTCAACCTGCGGCACTTCTATATTCTCCTTGTATACTCAAGGACAACAGATCAAAGTTTTTAGTCAGGTGTATAAATATTGCTTTCAGAATAATATGGTTGTTGAGAAAGATGGTTATGTCGCAGCTGATAACGAACGATATGTAGGTGCTCATGTGTTTACACCGATTCCTGGAATTTATGAACGTGTACTTCCGTTTGATTTCAGTAGCCTTTATCCGACTACGATTATAGCTTACAATATTGATTTTTCCACGTTAGTAAAAGATGGTGATGATATACCTGATAGTAAATGCCATGTCATGGAATGGAGTGATCACATAGCCTGCTTAGTAAAAGGTTCAAATATTACAACAGATGGTTTCGGGATAGAAATCGAAAATTTAAATTTGTGTTATGAAAAAATATTATCTCACTCAAATGAAACAAACCAACTTGAATATAAAAAACAGGTCAACTTTTTTAATCAAGGAAAAAAACAATGCATAAAAATAACTTATGAGGACGGAACTAATTTAATTTGCACACCAGAACATAAAATAATGACATCTGATAATGTTTGGATTGATGCTAAGGATATAATTATTAATAAAACCAAAATAAAAAAAAGCATTACTTTTCCGAAGACAAATTTTAAAAATTATATTTGTGATTTCAATCTAGATTTCGGAACATTAAACTTGAATATGACAAATTGTTATGAAGTTAAAAGATTCGCGATATTCTGTAGAATATTTGGAATGATTTACACTGATGGAAGTCTATCTAGAAATAGGGCAACTATATATTGTGGTGATATTGTTGACGTTGAATCAGTAATAAATGACATTGAATTTGTTTGTGGAAAAAAAGCAGAATATAAGTTCATTGATAGGCAAAGTTCAAAATATTTCAAAATATCAATACCATTTGAATTTCACAATAGTTCTTTGTGGACATTGGGAGATGGTTGTGATGGAAGAATGAATAGAGAAAGCAAAATACCAGAATTTATATTAAACAACAAATGCCCTTTAATTTTAAAAAGAGAATTTTTAGGTGGAATGTTTGGAGGGGATGGTTCCCCGCCTAATTATTCGGAGAAAATGAAATCTTACAACACAATTTCCTTTTTCAAGTCTAAAAATAATTGTCAGCTGGAAAATCTAAAAACTTTTATGGAATCCTTGCAAAGTTTATTACTAGATAATTTCAATATAAGAAGCTATATACTTGGTCCATACGAAAAAGACGCAAAAGATTGTTTCACAAGCAGTCTAAACATTAATGTTAATGATGTTATACTTTTCAATGAATTAATTGGCTTTAGATATTGTATATATAAATCTTTTAAACTAGAGACATTCTGTAGTTATAAAAAATTAATGAAGAATGTTTTTTTTCAGAGAGATAGATCTTTTAAAACAATAAAAAAACTAAAAGAAACCATGAGCTGGGATGAAGCAGTAAAAAAAGGTCACGAAATTATTAGAAAAGAAGAAATTATATTAAATAATCATTATGCCTTTCCGAATAAACTGGCTTGTATTGATTCAAATAGAAGACCTAAAAATGGAGACAAAATTACATTTTGGAGCTCAAAATTCCCATCTTTTGAAGTTTATATGAAAAAGTTGAAAGTCTATCATTGTTTTGTTGATTCAAAAAGTGACGATGAATCTACAATATATTGTAAAAATAGATTTAAAATTGACGACATACCATATTATGAACTAGAAGTTATTGATATTCAAACAGTTGGCGAGTTTGAAGTTTTTGACATTGAAGTTGAAACAAACCATTCCTTTTTAGCAGACGGAACGGTTGTTCATAACTGCTCTCATGATCCAAAGGTGATTAGGAAAAAAAAATTAACAGACTATATTGATAGTGAAAAAAAACTAATTACTGAATTGCGAGAACGCCGAGATAAAAAGATCAATAAATTCTGTAGAGATGAAATTGTTAGAGAAATCAACAAAAAAGTAGAAGAGCTCAAACCATACATTGAAGAACGTTCAGAACTAACCAAGGCAATTTCGAAAAATCCGATGTGTGCTAAACGATATTATAGATTTCTAAAAGAGCCGAAAGGTGTCTTACCAACGATTTTGCAAAATTTATTGGATGCAAGAAAAAATACAAGAACTGAAATTAAAAAACATAAACAAGAAATAAAAGGGTTGACCGAAAAAGACAAGGATAAAATAAGCGAACTTGAAATGTTGAATAGTGTTTTGGATAAAAGACAATTGGCTTATAAAATTTCTGCAAACTCAATGTACGGCGCTCTCGGTGTTAAAAAAGGATATTTGCCATTCATGGCTGGGGCAATGACGGTGACCTATATGGGACGAACTAACATAGAAATCGTAGCTAAAACGATTCCTGAAAAATATGGAGGTGAATTAGTGTATGGTGACACGGACTCGAATTATATTCATTTTCCACATATAAAAACAGCCCAAGAATCATGGGACTATTCCATAATGGTCGCAGAGGAAGTATCTAAACTATTTCCGAAACCCATCAAGCTAGAATTTGAGGAAGCGATCTATTGGCGTTTCTTCATTCTAACAAAGAAGCGTTACATGTATAGGTCTTGTGGACGAGATGGAGTTGTAAGTAATAAGATAGGTAAAAAAGGAGTTCTCTTGGCAAGAAGAGATTCATCAGTGTTTGTTAGAAACCTATATGAACAACTGATTATGAAAATTTTTGATAGACAGGACAGAGATGATATCCTATTCTTTGTTATTGAACAATTCAATAAACTCTGCTCAAACTCCTTTCCGTATAAAGACTTTGTGGTTACGAAATCCGTCGGAGGAACAAATAACTTCCATATGTCAGATGATAACTGCCTAATTGACGGAGAGTCGTGTTTGGAAGCGTATATTGATGAAAAAGGTAAGAACAAAATCAAGATCGGTGATTATATAGTCCCTGTTTTACCAAAAGACAAAAAGGAGTTTGAAAAACAGCTCAAATTGAAAGACGCCTCTACAATAAAAGAATACTATGAAAGATGTCTTCCAGCGCAAGTTCAGCTTGCAGAGAAGATGAAGCGACGAGGTCAAATCGTTCAGAGTGGTTCAAGAATTGAGTATCTTATAACTGATATAGAAAATCATACAGGGAAACAGTTTGAGAAGATTGAAAGCATTGATTATTTCAAAAATCATAGTAACATTTTAACGATTGATTTCTTTTATTACATGAAGATTGCGATAAACTCAATAGACGAGATTCTGAATATCGCTTTTTCAAAGGAGAGTCCGGATGTCAAATATAAGTTCAAGAAAGATTTTATAAATGAACAATATAACTTCAGATATAAAGTGCGACGAAAAGTTCTTGAGCAAATTAAGAATTTATCAAATCCTTCTATTAAATTTGTATGATGCTTTTTCGCAAATGATATAAATAAATATAAAAAAAATATTATATTTTTTATTAATTATAATAAATAATAAATGGGAAATATTACATCAACGATAGATGAATCCGGAAAAATTCTAAGTTCCGAGTTCGCAGGCACATCTCACAATATTACAGCTAATCAAACAATAATTAATAGCAAAGATGTTAGATTTGATTCAGATAATCAGATAATAAATTTCAGTGGCATTGGCAAAACTGTCAATTTTCAGACTGGAACAGCTGTTACGTATTATGATGCACCGATGTTTAACAGTCCATCTGGTTTTAGAATAAATGAAACAGGATTCTTGGAAGATGGTAAAATATCTTCTGTATTCTTACCGAGAATGATGAATGTTGATTCATTGACTGCTTCTGGCGATATTACGGCAAAAAATTTCGTTATTAAAGATGGTAAATTTATCGGTCCTCTAGAGGGTGACGTAAAAGGTGATTTAACTGGTGATGTAACAGGAAATCTTACAGGCGATGTTTATGGAACATTGTTCGGTAGTATGACCGGTCCAACTTCATCTATAAATATAGGTGGTGGAATTATAGGTAATAGCATTACAGGAACAAACTTTTATACTACTGAAGGCGGATCATTCAACGGAACCTTGAATGGAACATTGATAGGTAATATGGCAGGGCGAGGTTCATCTATAAATATAAACGGAGGAATAACTGGTACGAACTTCTATACTATTGACGATGGATCGTTCAATGGAAACCTTATTGGCGATGTTACCGGAAATGTGAATGGTAGTTTAACTGGTGATGTGACTGGTAATTTAACTGGTGATGTGACTGGAACATTGTTCGGTGGTATGTCTGGAACAGCTTCGTATATAAATATAGGCGGAGGAATAACTGGTGCGAGTTTTTATTCATCTTCCCAAACTGGATTTTATGGTAACTTGAAAGGCAATGTTGACGGTAATGTTGACGGTAATTTAACTGGTAATGTAATTGGAACTACATCATCAATAAATATAGGAGGTGGAATAACTGGTTCGTCTTTTTATACCACTGGAACAGGTAAATTTGTCGGTCCTTTAGAGGGTGATGTAACTGGAGATTTAACTGGTAATGTAATTGGAACTGCATCATCAATAAATATAGGAGGTGGAATAACTGGTTCATCTTTTTATACCACTGGAACAGGTAAATTTGTCGGTCCTTTAGAGGGTGATGTAACCGGAGATTTAATAAATGGTAACATGACTGGAAGCGGAACAATAAATATAACAGGTGGAATTACCGGTTCTAATTTTTATTCATCATCTCAAACTGGATTTTATGGAAACTTGAAAGGTAATGTTGACGGTAATGTAACTGGTAATGTAACTGGTAATGTAACTGGAAACATACTAGTAACCGAAAAATATAAGGATGGAGGTGGAATCAAAATAGGACAAGATAACTGGGTTATAGCTGAAAATAGTTCAGAACAGCTTTGTTTTTATAATAAGGAATATGATGCTGTCAAGCCAATAGCCTGCATTGGAGGAGGAAATATAGAAACTAACCCTCAAGCAGGTAAATTGATACCAGGTTCCGCGTAAAGCATAAAAAATAAATTCTAATTTATAATATTTGTTTTTGTAATAAAATAAATGGAATCTAACAAAGAAGTAATAAGTAAATTGAAATTTATTGGAAAACTTCAAAAAGGTGAAAAAATAAATATAAGAATGTTATATGTCCAGCAAGATGGAGTTATTACTCAGTTTATAAGAACATTTCTTCAAGATAATCGCAGTAAAACACTGAGCTTTATTCAAGATACAATAAATAAATCATTTGATTTAATTACCTATTATGATAAATCTACTAGATTATCCGAAAGAATCATGTCTAATAATTTGATAGACGATTTGAAACGGTCAAAGAACGGTCTAGTTAACCTAAAAGATACTTATTGTGATGATGTAAAATTTTGCTGTGATTTAGAAACATTACTTCAATTGATTGATGCAAAATTAATTGAGTACAATAAATATGATGTAAATTCATCATTACCACCACCTCCTGATTTTGAACATGGTTTTGAGCATAATGGTGAACATAAATCCACTTGAGAGTATGTTTAGAAATTTCTGTATATAATTTTTAATAAACTTGATTTTATTAAAAATGCGATTGGATATATTAGCGGTATATTTAAACAATTATTATATGATCTGAACGTTATAAAGCGAATAGATTTTTTATTCCGTCAAATTTCATTTTGAGTTTATTATATTCCTCCTTTACTGAAGAATACTCTGAACTCATTTTATTGTATTCATCAGTTATTTTGGTATACTGAGCTTTGTGATTATCTATTTCCTTTTGATATTTCTCGCAATCTCTATTGCGATCATTGAGTTTATCTTGTAATTTGCTTATACGTTTTGCCTGATTTTCATTATTCGAATCAATAGAGCTCTTGAAATCTAATAAATATTTATCAAGAAATTTGAAATTTACTGTAAAATCAACATCACTTGCCGCCATCTCTATATCTGGTTCCTTTACTTCAACTTCCTTTATTTCAACTTCTTTTATTTCAATTGAATTTATAGATCCAGTCGTCTCTTCTGGTTCGTGAGAAGCCTCTTCCTCTGAAACATCTTCTGTTTTTGGATCCTCTTCATCAGCCGGTTCTTTTTCCTCCTCCTCTTGAACTTTCTCATCATCAACATCATCGCCTTCCGTTTCAACTTCCTCCTCAATCAAAGACGAATCGTACTTGAATTTCCACTTTTCACAAAGCTCTAGTGCCTCTTCATCAAGAGATATCAACTCATTATTAACATAGCGTCCTATAACCAATTTTTCAGTTGATGATTTGAAAACCAAAGTAGAATCAGGGTGCCACATAGTATCATATTCTTTTAATTTTTTTAAAATAATCTTAGTCATTTTTATTTAACCTTGTAAATCTTTAAATGAATAAAATATTCCAAATTATAAGATGATTTAAAACAAAGTGAATTAAAATAAAAATGTCAATTGATAAAAAAACAATTTTACATATTGCATCGGAAATTATTGTTATTGGTGGAATAAGTGTTTATTTCTCAGCACAAAACAGAAAATGTCAGGAGAAGATTTCAATTCTAGAACATAAAATTCAACAACAAGAACTGATTATACAAAATCACGAGCAATTGTTGCTTAAGCTATTGAACAATGTTAACTTACTAAATAACAATATAAATGCAATCCAACAGAATAGCAAAAAGAAGAAAACGCCGTCTTCATCGTCAGCCACTTCTTCAGTTAGTCAAAATTCAAACGAAATCAATTTCATGCAGGCTAACAATGCAAATACTCAGCCTCTATATGAAAAACCATTAGTTCAACCTAGTTTTCCAAAAGATCAGATAATAATAATGGAGGTTAAAAGTAGTGGTAATGATAAAAACAATTCAATTTACTCTTCTTCCAAAGTTGAAGAAATTCCAGATGACATTGAAACAAAGACGTTGTCAGTAGTTGACCAGTCATACGATGATTTAGATAAAGAACTTGAAAATGAATTAAATGAAATGGAACTGGAAAAAGAGTTAAGCGAATTAAATGATGTTGATGAAATTAAAGTGGAAGAAGTTGCCGAAGACGAAAACGATGACGATGACGAATAAAATAATATAATATAATTATTTTTTCTTAACTATGTTATTTAGTTAAGAAAAAACATAAGATGCATTTACAGTAATCCAAGATGTTTGAAAATTGTATTATTTATTATGCTTTCGTTGATTCTATTTACGTTGTTATTAATTTCAAATAAATTCTCCTCTATATCATTAATATCATTTATTTCATCAACTTCTTCAATCTCGTCTCCTTCTTCGAAATAGTTTAACTTTTCACTTATAACTTTATCTTCGTTCATATCTCTGTCTTCGTTCATATCTCTGTCTTCGTCCATATCTCTGTCTTCATTTCTCTCATAATCAACATTTATATCATCAACATTTCGGTCTTCATTTCGGTCTTCATACACTTCCTCTCGTTTTATTAAAGATTTAGGTGACTGAGGTGAAACATCTATCATCCGTCTTTTTCTTTTTCTTTTTATTATAAACGGGGATGATGGAGACGAGTATTGAACTTCCTTAATGCATTTTTTTGATTCTAAATGTTTTTTCATTTTCAATTTTGAAACCATTTTACTACATCTCTCGCATTTTATTTTGACATTACGGGGATTTATTGAAGACTCTGGCGATCTCTTAGGTGAAAGTGATCTCTTAGGTGAAAGTGATCTTTTAGGTGAAGGTGATCTCTTAGGTGAAGGTGATCTCTTAGGTGAAAGTGATTTCTTTTCGCATAATCCCGTAGATTTATTTCTCCTTGTTCCATTCGGACATTTTTTTAATTTCCCGGTTTTTGTATTCTTTTTTGGAGATAGAGATTTCTTTTTTGGAGTCAGAGATTTCTTTTTTGGTGAAGCTGATTTTCGTGGTGTAAGAGATTTCTTTTTTGGTGAAGCCGATTTTCGTGGTGTAAGAGATTTCTTTTTTGGTGAAGCCGATTTTCGTGGTGTAAGAGATTTCTTTTTCAGTGAAGGTGATTTTCTTGGTGATAGAGATTTCTTTTTCGGTGATAATGAAGCATTTAGTCTTTTTGGAATTGCAAGACCAGAATTCAGAATAATAAATCTTAAATCTTTAGCACTCAAGCTTTTCATTTGTTTCCCAGTTGGGTTTAAATTATTTTGCTCAATGTATTTCAAATAATCATCTTTGCTATCCCAGTTTTCAAGATTTAGTCTAGCATTATTGATTTCCCCACCTGCCAATGACTGCATTTCGCGAATCTTTGTATATACTATGTATACCTGTTCTGCATTTAAATTTTTGAAAACGCAATATTCACCGCTGTTAAAGTCAACAGTTTTAGAACCTTTTGCTGGTTTTGGGACTCTGTTTATTCCTAATTTATTGAGAATTTCTCTTACAGTTGCGACGCCGAGTTTTTTATTCTTTTTCAATTCATCTTCGAAAATAAATATTCCATTATCCTTCTTCATTTTATTTTATAATATAATATATATATATTTTTTTATATTTTATATATTTCATTGTGGATATTTTTTGTTAAAAATGTAGGATGTTTCTGAAAAAAGATACTTAAAGTGGTCTTAATTTTAATGTAAATGACAAAACAAAACATAAAAGTTATAAAAATTCCACTTACTACCGAGGAAAAATTAGCTCAGAATCGTCAACAGGTTTTTCCACGAATGCCCAGACTTTATTTAGAACTTTTAGAAAACAAAACAAAAATCAAACAAGATCTTGTTAACAAAGATTACGTACCTACATCATTGACTAATAATAAAGATTCATACTCAAACTACGATAAATACAAGGAGAAGGATGATTCATACGATAAATACAAAGAGAAGGATGACTCATATGATAAATACAAGGAGAAGGAAGATTCATATGATAAATACAAGGAGAAGGATGATTCGTATGATAAATACAAGGATAAGGATAACTCATATGATAAATACAAGGATAAGGATAACTCATATGATAAATACAAGGAGAAGGAAGATTCGTATGATAAATACAAGGAAAAGGATGATTCGCATGATAAATACAAGGAGAAGGAAGATTCATATGATAAATACAAAGAGAAGGAAGATTCATATGATAAATACAAGGAGGCGGAAGATTCATATGATAAATACAAGAAGGATGACTCGTATGATAAATACAAAGAGAAGGATGATTCGTATGATAAATACAATGAAAAGGATGATTCATATGATAAGAACAAAGATGACTATCCACAAAAGGAAGAGAATGAAAAAAATGAGGATGATAAATATAAAAAAGAGGCAGATGATGATTTTGAATCACGTTTAGATAAATTTTTGAATGAAGATAAACACAAGAATGATGATGACCAGGAAATTAAATCACCATCAAGCGATATATCCGACAGACTAAAGGAGTTGTTAAACGAAAAGAATGATAAATACTCTCGTGATAGAAGTGATAAATACAGTAGGCATAGAAGTCTATCAAATTTCAAAAGCGTTGAGCATTACAGGAAGAATAATGATATTGAAATGCCTCCTACTTTGGCAGAAATAGAATCACGCGGTGGATATGTTAGAAAAAAGGAACTAAGAGATATAAATCAAACAAATTATAGTGACCAACAAGAGGAGGATCTGAAGAGAGAGTTGATGTTTAAGATAGATTTATTGAAAAAATCATATCCAAACTCACACATTCCTGAATTTAGTATACATTCGGACTATCAAACTATGAAAAAGACCTATGATTCTACAGTAAGAAGACTATCTCTAGATTCTTCAGTTGATAACTACAAAAGTTATTTAATAGGTGGATTCATGGTTTGTGAATTTCTTCTCGGAAATTACTTGGGTTTTGATATGCAGGGATTCACACAACAGCAGATATTGTCGATGAATTCTTATGAGAAGCTATTGATAGAGCTTGGTGAGAAGTCTTACATGCCTCAGGGATCCAAATGGCCTGTTGAAGTTCGTCTTCTATTTTTGATTATAATGAATGCTGTTTTATTCATAATAAGCAAAATGATAATGAAAAAGACGGGAAGCAATTTATTGGGAATGATTAATAGTTTGAATTCAAGCAATCCTTCATCACAAACTAGTAATGTTCAAAAGAAGAAAATGAAACCACCAAGTATTAACTTAGATGAAATTCCAGAGGCTTCTGACTTATAAAAAGTTTGACATACTTAAATTTTTCTTAACAAATAACTCTGTTAAGAAAAAAATATCAGGGATTAATAAATAATATTTTTTTTTTGTAAATAAATAATATATTTTAAATTAATAAAAATGTCAGGAATAGTAAATTTAGAAAGTGCATTAAGAACTTGCAAAGTTGATACCGCTTATCAACAAAGAATACAATCAGATAGATTTTTGAATCCGAAAAATTTGGTTTGCCCTGTCTGGAATGGTTTAGATGCTGCTGGTAGAGTATCTTGTGTAGACTCCTTCTATACAAAAAGAGAAGGATGCAATAGTGCTCTTGATAGAGTTGGTGTTGAAAATATTCAAAGACCTCAGTATATGCAATACATTAGTGATTTCGCATCCGGTAATAATTATAACCATAATAGTTTGGTTCCAGCAGTTCCTGGTTCTAGTGTTGGAGTTGAGGGATTTGCTCTTAATAAGCAGAAACAATAATAAACTTATCTATTAAGTAGAAAATTCCAAAATCTAGCATACCTTATTATATCTTCTTCTTTCACTTTCTTGCTGTTAAAAAAAGAAATTATTTTGACGTTTTCCAGCTCTTTCGTAAAGATGAAATTCACCTTTTCAGAATCTATTATGTAATTTCTTCCTAGAACCATGAATCCTCCGACTAATGCAACAGGATTAAGATTTTGAATTTGATTCTCTGTGAATCTACTTTCAATGTAATCATTTATCAATTTGTGGTCATAATTAATCTGTTTTTGTCTTATCAATTGTGAATACCTTCTAAAAAACTGATCGTCTAATTCAGAACAAATTTCAGTAACAGATGATGTCAATACTTCAAGAGGTGTCTTGTTTTTGCGCTCCGTGTAATTTTTATTATTTCTAGATATAGTTCTTGATTTTGAATAGATATCTTGTTTAAGCATTTTATTATTTATTATATTGTAAATAAATAATAAAAAATACATTCTCGTTGTGATTTTTGTTAGTTATAGTAATACTAAAAATATATAAAATTATATTTATGAAAAAAAACTATATATTTCTGGAACAGGTTTATAATACCCTCTATTTTTCATATTTTGAATCGCAAATGATGCTGCTCTCTGTTCCGAATCACCCTTAAGAGATGCAACTCCTTCTCCCAATTTGTAGGATCGTCCCTTGTAAATCTGATATACATTTGTGCGATTAATTTTCTCGCCTTCGCATTTAATCGTTTCATATTTTAACGCACCCAAAACTTCTGAACCAAAAAAATCATAAAGTTCCTTCAAACGTGTTTTCGCATCATACAAATCTTCATACTTAAGTGAAATATCAATCTTGTCAAATATAGAACCAAGAATATTATACACAACAGAGTATCCTACACATTCTTTTATGTGAGAATCAATAATGAATTCTGTCGCTCCAATGAATGCTTCAAAGACATCTTCCAAAAGAGGTTTCTTGTTTCGGCTTCTCTCATCCTCTGATGCGGTTATAAAATCCCAGAAACCAAGACCATCGGCAATAGAAGCAAACGATTGCTTTGCGCCGTAATTGATTCTCAATCTAGCAACTACTTTTACTCCTTGTGGACACATGAGTTTAGGAAATCTTCTATGCATATACCAAACAATAAATTTGTTTGCAGTAATATCACCGAATTGTTCGTAAACTTCATAATTTTTTTCTGGATCAGCCGAATCAGAAGTGAAAACATTATCGTATATTTTCATACTCTCATCGTTCATGAGAAGATCTATGTAATGAATTTTTAATTTACTTGTCACCAATAAATTAAAAATCAAATCCTTGAAATCTTTCCCACGTGATCCATTGTAAATAACTACTTCTTCGTTTTCAATACTCATTTTTTATAATGTGTGTTTTATATATTATATTTTTTTAAAAAAATCAATTTTCTGTATTAATATAAAAATGTCGTCTTGTTCAAATTGTAATATTCAAAATTCCAATCCAAGTATAGGTGAAATTGGTACTAAAACAAGGAGAGATAGAACAAATAAAGTTGATGTTACAAAGAGATATAATCCTGCTGCTTTATTAAACTCAAATTTAAATACAAATACTACGACAGCTGTCGCAAAAGCTTTAGGAAACGTTCAAACACAAATCGGAACAGTAGAGTCTAAAGCAACAGTTGCAAAGAAAAAGACAATAAGTAATATTAACCAATCCACATTAAATGTTCTGAAGGATGTTATAGATATTACAGTTTCTGACATACAGGTCAAGGAAGCCGATAAATCAAAAATAAAGAAGGTTTCCAGAAATGTCGCACAAACTACAATAATGGAAGATAAAAAGAAAGAGAATGTATTCAAACCGAAACCAAGAAGACAAATCAAGTTAGCTAGTCTCAAAAATAAAAATGTAGAAATCCAAAAAGTTGATGCAAAGAAAAACAAAACTAGGAGTAAACAAGCGAAATCTGTCGGAACAGATCTAGCATCGTCACCTTCATTTCAGGCTAAATTCAATTCATTATCCCAACTGAACATTGAACAGGAGAAGATGAAGATTGATTTTGAGCTACCGAGTTCTTTTAATGGTAAAAAAGTCTGGGCGAAATATATTAGAGATGTAAGAAGTCAAGGATTATGTGGTTCTTGTTGGGCGTTTGCTTCATTATTTGTATTGCAGACTAGACTGTCTATCTATTCAAGAGGTAAATATAATTTTAATCTATCACCAGCTAAAATGATATTTTGTAGTATTACAGATGATTCATATGAGGAAGATTTCATAAATTCTCTAAAGAAACAATTGGACGAAGGGAACTATTATGATTTTAAGAAAGATATAGTTGATTTAGATAAAATCAAAGATGTTACATATGGATGTGAAGGGAAAAATTTGATCAATGCCTGGCAGTTTCTTTATAGATTCGGATCACCAGATAATTCGTGTTTTTTATATGGAGATGAGAATAATTACTACGAAAACAACGTTACTCCTGATTTGACTAGCACTGATAATGTGCCTGATGCATGTTCTGTCTATGCTAAAAATACATATGACTATTGCCCATCATCAAAGACAAATATGATAACTCATAGATCCGGTGGATTTTATTTAGTTCCTGGTGTTGAAAGCAAAAGTGAGAATAAGCAATCTGGAACGGAATATAATATCCGAAAGGAAATATATAAATGGGGTCCATGTACAACTGGAATGATGATATACCAAGACTTCATTGATTGGGATGGAAAAGGAGTTTATGTCTACAACAAAAGATCTGAAAAAATCGGAGGTCATGCAGTCGTTTTAATGGGATGGGGAGAGGAGAATGGCAAACTGTTTTGGCTAGTCCGAAACTCTTGGGGATCGGATTGGGGAAAAAATGATGGCTATTTCAAAATATTAAGAGGAGTGAATCATTGTGAAATTGAAGAGAATGTAATTGTCGGAGTTCCAAATATTCCTGCATTAAGACTATTTTTAGATTATCCGTTGTTGTATCAGAAAGAAGATTTAATAGGTCAAGTATTATGGAGAATAAACGATGATGGACTAAAAGAAACAACATTAGAGAGATTGGCATTAGGTAAAATTGATAACAAAGATATTGAAAATCAATCTTATTATTCAATAAAATCGTTCCCAAACTTTTATGAATTTCTATCTGCGAAAGTTGACGATGTATCAAAAGAGAATTTTAATCAGATAATAATTAGAAGACATGAAGTTTATAAAAAGGATATAGTCCCGAGCAAGTTCAAAATAGCATTGATTATTATTCTAATTTTATTTTTTTTTTATATGTAATTTTATGTGTGATTATAATAAATGACATTTAAATATATAAAAAAAACACATCTTCATTCAAGGAAGAAAAAGATAAAGACTTTGAAATCTCGCTCGCCAAAAAAGAGTAAGCGCAAAATGTCTGTGCGGAAAAAAAGAAAGCTTTTGGATTCCGGTAAAAAATCAAATAAAAATACATATGATATAATAACTCTCACAAACTGTCCATATTGCTCTAAATTAATTAAATTACTAAAAGATAAAAATATCAAATACAATAATTTAGAAATACAGAACAACGACGCAACAAAGAAGAACATATGTAATCTTTTCGTCAAAAAAGTTTTTCAAATAGAACACAACACTTTTCCAAAAATCTTTGTAAATGGAAAATTTATCGGAGGATTAGATAAATTTAGTAATATATTTAAAGATTAAAGACAATGAAAAAAAAATGAAAAACGTCACAACATACAATTTGAGTAATATAAAACAATTGATAGAATTAAATAATGACAAAATAAATTTTGAATTAGATTTTCAAGTTGAGGCTAAGGATGGCAAACAGTTTGATGCTTTGGTTGTCACACAGCAAATGTTAGATTCGGATACACCTCTTCAATACCAGAAAGCTGATGGTGTAATATCTGGTAAAATCGTATCTGATAAAAACATCTATCAAAATTATTTGTTGCTTTTGAAATCTGATAATCCAGTTGAATGCAAAGTTTTATTGAATTTGAAGGATATCCCTCCTTCCCAGGAAATAATTCAACAACAACAACAAAAACAGCAACAGCAGCAACAACAAAAGCGAGATATTGAACAGTTTAAGATTCAAGAACAACAACAGCTCCTCAAGAAAACGATTGATAATAAAAAGACCAAAACGAACTGGTTTTCAAAAAAGAAGATTCTCATTTATATCATAATTTTATGTATACTAATTTTTGCAATTTGGTATTTTTACTTCAGAAAAACTGATGATGAATCTTCCGGTCTTCCAAAATCTACAATACCTAAATCCACGAATAGTCTAGACAAAGACCTTTCCGAGAAAATAAGCAGTCAAATTACAAGCACTATATCTGAAAAATTGGACGGGCTAACCGATAAAATAAATCACAATATAAGTAACGGTTTAAATAATGGATTGAATAGTAAAGTTGATGGACTAACTGCGCAAATCAATGAAAAGTTTGATGGTCTTGGATCTCGTATTACTGATGGTTTAACTGACAAGGTTGAAGTTTTAGGAACTAAAATTGCCGATGGATTAAGCAGCAAAGTTGAAGGATTAGGCGCAAAGATAACTGATGGATTAAGTAGCAAAGTTGAAGGATTAGGTGAAAAGATAACTGATGGATTAAGTAGCAAAGTTGAAGGATTGGGTGAAAAGATAACTGATGGATTAAGTAGCAAAGTTGATGGACTAGGAACAAAGATATCTGATGGATTAAGTAGTAAAGTTGATGGATTAGGCGCAAAGATAACTGATGGATTAAGTAGTAAAGTTGATGGATTAGGAGAAAAGATAACTGATGGATTGAGTAGTAAAGTTGATGGCATCGTTGATGTATTAGGAACCAAACTTAACGATGGAATAAATAACAACATTGATGGAATTAAATCTCAATTTGAAAAAATCAAAACTCAATCGTCTACAGATGGGCTTCTAAAAAAGAAACTAAAGGATTTCAAAATTCCAAATATGTAAAAGAGTGTGTTTAAAGAATTAATACATGATTATAAAATGAATAACAATGGTAATAAAAAAAGAGATCATATATCCTGTATTTTTAGAGTGTTTACAATTTACTAACGATTTTTTCTGGGAAAATATCTTTGAGGATCTAGCATATGGAAAAACGCCTTACGGAACTTACATTAACAAGGATTTTCTCTGTTGTAATTATAAAGACAAAGAATTCAGCTATAAGATTGAAAAGAAAGAACCGGAACAATTGTATAATGACATATTATTCCTATTAGGTAAAAAATTAGGCATTCTATCATTGAAGGACAAAAATAATAAGCAAATAGATTTCAAAAACATAGAGAACGAATTAAAGGAATGTAGAAAGAATTGGTCTAATATAAGGAAGAAGAATATAAAGGACTTGCTTATAGAAAGATACGTTCTAAACATGAAAGATAAATATTTATTAACATTCAAACAAGCGCAGGAATTACTTTCTCACATTTTCATAGGATTGGTTTTCAAAGTAATAAGTGTTAAGGATATCAAATATAGCGATGGTGTAATAACTAGTATAGAAGGTATAACTTTTGAAAATAAAAAAATCAACATGGAAAAGAACATTTACGATAATGAAATTGAATTCAGAAAGTGTATCATAATAGACAAAAATGAAATGAGTGAAAACTGGTATAAGTATATATCTAATCTGAAAAAGATTGTTTAATTTATTGAATTTCCAAAATATAATCATATTTTAGAATTAAATTACTTAAAAAAATATGTATATAATATAAAAATAAATGAGTAACATAAAATATCTGGAAGTTGATAGTACATATCGCGATAGAAATCGTTTCCCCAACCCGGGAAGTTTTGAGATACCTATATCTCAAACCGGAAGGAAATCCGGAAAGGATGCGATTGACCCTGTAAGTTTGGGCACGCCTGTTATTTCCTGGACATCAAATAATTTAAGTGTAGATAATCCAAATATTTCAAAATTAGTATGTAATGTTGAGCCAAAAACAACTGCTCTTTCTGGTCTATCAAACACAACAAATTTTATAATCAATTCAGCAATGCGTTTACATCAACTCGCGGATTATTACGAAGGTCTTATAATTGAAGATGCGGCATTTTATAATCGCCGCAGAATTACAAACTACTTTTTCCTTGGTTCGTTTGGTATTTATGATAGAGCTGAGATCACTGTTGATGCGCCTTTTCCTGAAACATTCGTTCCTGGAAATCAAATCAATATTTATGATCCGAGTGATATCTCTAATCCATCATATCCTTTATTCTGGGTTCCTGCAGGAAGAAATCTAGAAGATCAATACATTAATCACCTTTTCTACAACGAGATTTTAAATGAATGGAGAAACATAGTTTACTATAATAATGTGACACATTGCGTTCTTTTAGAAGCATCCGACGATAATCCATTACCTGGTTCATGGAATATTACTGATAATTACAGTATTCGCAAAGAACCTCCTTTTATACCAGCTAGAGGTCAAGTTAATCCATTTATTGTTTCAGCAACACAATCAACAATTACTTTTTCCGAAGATCTAAAAGGATTAGACGATACTAAATTTATAAGAATTGTTCCTGATATATACAACTACAATATCACACCTCCCTTCAATGAATGTTGTAGAATACTTTCATATGATTCTAGCACTAAAACCGCAAAGGTGCACCCGAGTTTTTCAACAGCTCCGTTTGTTGATAGTTACATTGAGATACTTAACTTCTCATATGACAATTTGAACCCGTTTGTTTATACCGGAAGTCTTGCATCTCAACAGGAGTTAGTTTGCTATGAGGTTGAATTATTAAGTCTCATTTTACCAACAGAAACTATTGATGTCGCGAACGGTGGATCAATAAGCTACTATCCATATATTTATGTAGAACTATCAAATACATGTTCAAGTTCTAGAAATATCATATACTCAAATAATCCAAACGCAACGAAACAATTATTTAGAGTTCCAGTTTTTGATGTTCAAGAGAATCCTGTTTTCACTAAAATTGGAGGAGGAATGTCACAAACAATCAAGTTCAAACCGAATGATACACTGCGTTTCGCTGTAACTCTCCCAAACGGTGAGGTATATGAAAATATCATAGAAGAAAAATTTTCACCGTTTGCCCCAGAACCAAGAATACAAATCAGCGCCATGTTCTCATTGAAGCGCCTCGTATGATTAGCAAAGCTATTGATTGGGATTTCAAAACGATAGACATCAACAAAACTAAAGGGTTTTAGCCCAAATTAGATGTCAATCTTTTATGAGAATTCCTGTTTATGAGTGAGGTTAAAAAAATGATTTTTTTTAGAATTATTTTAGTAAACAACACATTTATACTTTTAAGTGAAATATCTATTACAAGATGCCTAATTCGTGGCGTGTAATGCTATCTAGTTCTCTTTGGAATCAAAAGAAATACGAAGAGGACTTTGCTACTCGTCCTGAAGTGCGACGGTTAGCACAATCAAAGGGGCGTTGTAAAATGGTTTCTGTCCCTAAAATTGGGGATATGGTTTCCTTTGTGATGAAAGGAAAAATTGTAATGAAAGGAATTGTGGAAAGTAATGGTTTTGAAAATGGAACAGATCATAAAGAACATTCTTGTAATGTTGGTGTGATGCGTTATCACAGTATCCCTACTGAGTTTGTTTGGGTAAGAATTGAAGAAGTTGGACTTTCTGAAAATATCCGACCCACAGGGCAACGAACCTGGGCTAAGATGTCGGTTTGAAATGTGAGTTGGTCTAAATAAACCGTTGCAATTATGAAATTTATTTTGTTGTAAAATAAATTTTCAAAATGAATATTATATTTACAATAAATAAATGACAGATGAAACGAAAAACGACATATTATTTGATATAATTGATTTTGTAGATCCTAGTATAACAGAAGATGAATATGAAACTGTTAAAATTATGTATAAAAGCATTTGCGCAAACGATATAAACTCAACAAATATTATAAATCAGATTGCTGTGTTAATGAAAATCGTTGGATCTTTTGAAAAAATAAAAAATTCAGATAAGAAAAAACTAGTTATATTTGTCATCAAGAAAGTCGTTGAAGTAAATGTAAAAGATCCTGATGAATTTCAAATGTTAAACTTATTTATTGATAATATACTTCCAAACGTAATCGACACAATGTGCTCTATTGATTCGGGAAAAATAATTATAAACCAAACCGATCAGATTATGAACTCGCTATGCTGTCTACCTTTTTGCGTTTGAACTACTTAATATTTTCTTAACCCATTTATAGGTTAAGAAAATGAATATCATTTACTTTGTTGCAAAATTTTGAAGATATAAATTATTACTTTGCACTTCAATACAACTTTTAGATGTTTCACGACCTTTTACATCAATAGCATAAAAGCAAAGTCCGCCGGTGTTGTTTTTGGATTTTGAGAATTTCCACTTATATTTGTCAGCATCTAAAATAATACCATCATTTTGAAATACAGGAGAATCTTTTGAAGTATTAGCAGATGGCGAAGTATTAGCAGATGGCGAAGTATTAGCAGATGGCGAAGTATTAGCAGATGGCGAAGTATTAGCTGAATTTGACTTATTAGCTGAATCTGATATTACTAACGCGCAAATTGACAATATGATTGATAATAATGACAATGACAGTGTTGTAATGAGAACAATCATCTTTCCGTTTGGTCCAAGTTTATCCAATATGTCCATTATATTTATTTATTTATACTTAATGATTTTTTTTTCTTTTTTTTCAAACTTTTGATTTTTTTCCTATATAAACTTCTACACTTTGTTGTTCTGCAGTTTCTTAATTTGAAATCCAATTTCAAAAACTTATCACAATCTTCGGAAACCTTGCATTTCTTCAAGCACTTCTTATACGCCTTCTCATAAATTTCTCTTTTGCTTAACATTATTTTATTATAAACCAATATTTTTTCTTTTATTGAATTACATTTCCGGTATATTATCAATATCCTCTTCTTCAGCATTTGCATTGGCCATTTTATAATCCCTTTCAGTTTTGATTCTATATCCCTTCCATTTCATTCCAATGTCCAAATCACCCCAAAGTTTTATAAAATATTCCTTGAGTTCATTCTTACCAGGAATTTGCTGTCTTGGATAAGCTTGTTTATACCAATCCTGGAACTCTGAATTCAAATCTGACAACAATAGATATCTATCAGGCTCTTCCATAATCTTCTCCTCAATAAATTGTCTATAAGAATCATTTTGCTTCTGATACATCGCAGTCGCAACTCTGACCTTCTCTGGTTCAATTCTAACTGTAATATTCTGTCTATGCTTCAACAATACCCAAGCAAAAGCTTCCACAAGTTCAGGAATTTTCTTGTTAAATTCTCTATCCATAGGAAATCTCTTCTCTCTCAATTGCTCTTCATAAGACGCCGGACAAGGGTCGCCAGGTCTCACAAAAGTTGATTCAAAAGGTATAACTCGGATTCTGTTAAATGTTGCTTTGTCTGCATATTTCAATCTAGGAAGTTTGTTTGTGATAAAGATCAACTTGAACATCGGTTTGATTTCACGAGTCTGTTTACCTTTTTCAAACAAATCACGAACAAAATAACTATCATCACCAGATAAAGTCTTCAAGTATCCGATGTTAATTTCCTCATCACCATCTGGTTCCTCAAGAACTGCCCAACGAACACCTCCACCAGCTCTTGCTAGTTCTGGATTAGCAGCACCATTCGCAACTTTCTTACCAGTCAACAAAGTCGTGCTGAATTTGATTGCATATTCTCCAAGCATCTTTTCAAATATATTTTGAGTCACAGACTTTCCATTATCACCTTCACCTGTCCAGAACAAAACAACCTTCTGCTGATTGCCACCCAAAAATACATCAGATGCTTGATCAAGAAAGTATTGTCTGACAGATGTATCCGGAAATATCTTTTCAAGAAAATTATGAACCGCAAATATTCTATCATCTGTTTCATTGAATTCAACATAATTAATTGGCATAGTCTTACTTATATAGTCCTCTGGTTTACCATTTCTGAAAATATTCTCATTCAAATCATACACTCCATTCTTAAATGCGATCAAATATGGATTCGTATCAAGCTTCTTGTAGAAATTCTTGTCGAAAAACAAATCTGCTGCTTCTCTCATGACACAAGTTTTATAAGGAGCAGATTTTAAATTTGAAATCATCTTTGTTGTTTGTTTGAGTCTTTCCTGGAATGTCTTTTCCTCAGCTTTATCAGATGCCGCTACTGCCGAAAATAAGGAATGTCCATATTCAGTAAAACGAGACACTATATCAGTTGAAATGTGATTTCTCAAAAAGACACCTTCCTCTATCTCCTCCCAGTGATGGTTCTTATATTGATACCAAATTTTATTGCTTATGCTTGAACAAACAAATTCAGTGCAATATTCATTATATAAAATTTGAGCAATGTCATAATGAGATCCCTGGATTGACTCCTTCAAGGATTTTTGTCCTTCCTCATATTTGAATTTCGCATAAAGTTCGGGATTATCAATAGACGCATAATATTTCAATGTTCCAAGACCCAAATCTTTCTTGATCATCTTTTTCCATTCTGTATAACAAACATCTTCATCAAACTTTTCATTGTCATTTGATGAAAAATTGATCCATTGATTCAATGCTTCATCACATCCATCTCCGACATTATACAATATCCATCCGATTTCCATCCATTCACGATAGTTCTCACATCTAAAACGCGCTAGCATCGGAATTAATTTTGAAGTGGTTTTTAGTGCATCAGCAACAGATACCTTCATTTGTTGAGGTTCTTTATTCTTGTTTTTGTTTCTATTCATCATGTTTTCTTTTAATGGCGAAATGATGCCAGGTTTGATTTCGTTAACTTGTCTGTAATGAGGATTGATACTCAAAATTCTCGGTAAATTTGCCATGATATTATTATTGATATCAATGACAGATTCATCGGTATCATATATCTTGTAATATCTAAAAGCCTTCTCCAGACTTATTTCTTCACAACGAGAATTGAATATTTTAGTAAGTAAATAAGGGTCTTTGTCAACAGATTTTCTACTACCATAAAGTAACCACGGAGATTTGACAATATGTTCGTCCAGCAATTGACTTGAATCGGTTATACCTAAATTTTCAAACACATTTTCTTCTTTTAATAAATTCTTTAATCTTGGATGCAAATGCATTTCAATATCAGTCTTCTTTAGAAAGACGTTAGGAAACGCTAAATGAAATCCATTTTTCAAATAAGTCAAAACTTCTTTTCCATTATTTATGGTATTGGAATAAATTGGCTTCTCAAGCAAAACACAAATTAAATTATCATCAGTACAGCCATCAATAATTGTTCTTAAAACAGATTGATACATTCCAATAATGTCTCTTACATTCTTTTCAGTATATAAATGCTCTCCTAATACTAATTCATCTGTTAATTTCAATTTGATATCAAAATCTGCGATAACTTGCATGTAATTACCAATCTTTTCGGCTATACCAAGCACTCCGTTTGAATCCTCAACAACTATTTTACAATAAATATCCCAGAAATTTTCTAAATTGTCACGACTAAAGCGAAATTTACCTGGTTCATTTTCTAATAATGAAACATGAGAATAAAACGTATCGTCTACATAATGCTTCTTTAAAAAGTTTTTCATTGTTGAATTCATTTTATAATATAACCTTTTTATTAATTTTAAATTTTTATTTTTTTATTTTCATTTTTTTTCAATTTTTATGTAAAACCTGTTAACGTCTTTATTCCAGTCGGTTTTACATATTCCTTTAGCTTTTCTACAAACTCCGAAATCATTTTCTGATCACTGTATTTCGTAATCAATATTCTCTCAATATCGTTCAAACTTATCCCAAACAAAAAAATTGACGCGTAATTAGATTCTTTTTTATCCATTTTGAATATTTTCACTAACAAAAGCGAAATCACTTCTAGATAATCCATCAAATCACATAAAATTCCGCACCTGTCATCTTCTAATTTGTAAATTTCATGAATGTGTGTTCTAAAATACACTTCCTTCAATTCATCCATAGAATGCTTTATTAATTTGCTATTGAAAAAACAAATAAACTCATCATCGTAATTAGATAAAAACTGTTCCATCAATTCACCATCCATCTTCTTTTATTTTTATTTTTAATTTAAAACTTTGAGATTAGTAAATAAAAAAATGATGAGTTATTTATATGGATGTGAAAGTAATAAGGACGACAGAGATGATGAAACTAAGAATGAAATCTTTGTTATAGATAATTATACCGATGATGATAATAAGTTAGTTCATCTGACCGATTTACAGCAATGTTTCAAAACATGGAAAGAAGTCACAGAATCTACAACTTGTGATTCTGACTGTCCTTATTATAATAAAGAAGAGGAAGGTGAACAAGGCGAGGGTGAGGGTGAGGAAGATGAAGATGGCGAGGAAGATGGCGAAGAAGATGGCGAAGAAGATGGCGAGCAAAACAATGAATGTGAAGATAGATTGAACTACAACGATATGGATGAATCCTCCTTTGAAGAAAAAATATATATTATTAGCATGAACAATATACCTTATTTCTATGATGATAATTTAAGCTCCATTAGAAACACAATGTGGGACATTGCCAACAGTTTGCTCAAGGACAAGGACATGTACTATGATTCAAACAAACATTACATACTTACAAACAATTCAAATGAAATAAAGATCATTTGTCCTTATAATTTTCTTTGGTTTTTCAACTACAATCACACAGTCGCTGAACTAAAGATTGATTATGCAGTTAAATACAATGCTATTATTGTCAAGAATAAACAAGAATAAACAAGAATAAAATATTTTTTTTATATTTCCATAATATAAAAAATGAAATGTTCAGAATATTCAACTCTCGGAGTCTATCGTAATATTATGATGCCTGCAAAAAAATCAGATTTCCGCAGAAAGAAAAAGGTCTCTGAAAAATTTGATCCTCTCAATATAGACAAAATTGAATCGGAATTGGGATGCTCAAATGTTGAAAAAGAATACTGTAATAAATACTCAAAAGAGTGTGTTTTAAATTCAAACAGAGAACCTATATGTAAAATCGGCGAAACAAACACATATCAAAATACTCTAAAAAATATGAGAATTCAAAAATAAATACTACATTTTTATCCACTATAAGTCCATTTACTTTTGCATTTAAGACATTCATTAAATGTTGTGGATGATTCATCACCTCCGCGAGTTTGTTTTGTGTATGAATAAACTCTCTTTGATCCACAACGACATTCGGCTATACCCTCAACTATTTCAAATGGCTGAATTATAAAATCATCTTGTTCAATTTCATCATCTATTAAATCTTTTAACGATGGATGTTTCCATAAAATTTCATTGTTTTTAATGCTCTTTAGAATTTCCTTCAGTTCCTTTTTTTTTATAATATCATTTATCATCTGATAAATTATATTATTGTATATTTCCGAAAACGCCTCAGTTTTGGTTCCTATGTATATAATCACGGCGTCATTTATGGATTTTTCTAATATATTCACATTCTGTTCCTTATTAAGGAACTTTCTTAATGCCGTTTTTCCTTTGTTTCTTATTTCCTCCATTTGAATTTGGCATAAAGATTTCAATTTTATTTTCATTTTTTTGATCTCAGAAATATATAATTTCTGTTATGAAAAAAATAAATTCTTTGTATCTATAAAAAGGATGAATTCGTGTACAATTTTTTTTATAATAGAAGTTGTATTGCTGTTTTATTTATTGAAAAAAATATACAAACCATGTGTATTTAGAAATATTGAAAACTTCGTTTTGAGAAAAGAACCAGATACTAATAAAATTGAACCAAAACTAAAAGAATTGCAAGACAAAATCAACCCTATGTTCGCTGACGATGTCAAATATCCTGGTAAACTTGCAAATATGAATAAGAAAAAGATATTGAACGAAGTCTCTCTATTCAAAGGTGACAAATCATACACAATTAACAAGGAAGACATATATCTGTGTCTAAAAGATGAAAACAATCAATATTATGACGACAACATGCTTATGTATGTATTATTACATGAAATCGCCCATCATTTATGTCCAGAAATTGGACATACCAAGCTATTTCACGAAATTTTTGACATACTACTTGACAAAGCAAAGGAGATGAAAATATATGATCCTAATTTATCACTAAATAAAAATTACTGTAACTATAAAAAAAAATAAAAAAAAACATTATCATATTAATAAACAAATGATTTTAACATATATACTAATTATACTCTGTGTGATTGGAATGATTTTAGGCATTACATTGTCTGAAAAGATTTCAGTCAAAGACAAAACTACAAAAGAACAGAATGATGATGTTGTTCCTTGGGGAGACAGTTTGACAATCGGAGGTTCTGTTACTCTAGGTTTGGTTATTATAGGGATGATGGCTGCAATTGGATATCCGGGGTCAAGCAAAGTTGCGCGCGAAACATTTTCTAATAACAAGACATTGATAGCATTTGTCATTGTTTTGTTGAGTTTGATTATAACAATAGGATCATTAATAACAGAATCAAAGACTAAAACAGAAGATGAAAAAAATGACCTTTATGTAAAGCTGTCATTTTACTTAACATTAACTTGTTCTTCTATTCTATTCTTTGTATTAGGTGGTTTGCTTTATAACAAAACAATAAGCGAAGGCTTGAGCTCAATGAAATCAGAATTTGAATCAGGTGCGAAATCAGTGAGATCAAAATACAAAGCAGCGACTTCGGGTGCAAAATTCGATGAAGAATAAAAAATCTCTAATGCAAAAATAAATAGTTTTTTCTTAACCAGATATTTTGGTTAAGAAAAAAATGTATAACTAAAACTTCATCTTTTCAACAAAAAAGAGATACTTGAATGCCTGTAATTGTATCAACACATCATTAACATCGTCCTTTTTTTTCATTTCTCCAATCTCACTCATAGTTTCATAATCATTTCTCAATGACAAAATGTAAAACCCTTCTTGAACACTCCATTTCTTTCTCTCGCGATCACCTAATGTTTTGTATTTAATTTTACCTGTTTTTGTCTTAGTTTCTGTCTGTTGTGCGCCTAGTATCAATGTTTTATAATATGCAGGAAATTCAATTACTTTGAGCTCTCGCCCGTAATTCATCATGAAATACGACTGACAACTTTGACCTAATTTTAAAGCCATTGTATTGATTTTTTTACCAAACGCCATTTGTTTCTCAACTATGACATATGATATCTTACTCCAATAGTCTTCATATTCATCCAATACATCAAACATATTATAACATATATCACTATCAAAATATTTATCTTTATCCGTATCATCCGTCAAATCAACATTCTTAAGCAATATCTTCTTACCATTCCGATATATATTCTCCAATATAGAAGCGAATTCTATTTTACAAGTGCCATCATTATTGTATCTATCATCTTTATTCAGATTTTGAATTGCTTGTAGCTCTTTCAAATTCATTTCCTCTATGTAAAACGAAAAGTTCTTTTTTCCTATATCAAATGATGCTATCCAGATATTTTCCATGTTTAAGTATGTGTAATATTTATTTATTACACATGACGATCTTAAATTAGTTATTAGACATAATTATTCACATAATAATTCCAGTAGAATGCGCATAATATTGAAACTATACCAACACTAAAAAGCTTATAAAATACATCATCATAATCCATATTAATAAGAAATTCTATATTTGAAGATTCGTAAAAGTTCTTATTTCCATACACAAAAGATAATACTATCAATACGAAAAAAATTATAAATATTGTCTGTTCATCCATTTTATTTATAAAGAAAGACTAAAAAAATATATTTCTACAAATCGGACAGCATTTATTTAAACCATTATTTATTGTTATTTTACAAACTCTACATACATTATGCTTGCATTTGGTATAATAAATGTTGCTTTCTGTGCAAACACAACAACTTTCCATATTGTAATTATCAACCAATAAATATTCCGCCATCTTCCTTTTCTCCAGCTGTTCCTTGTCTTCAATCAAAACTATTTCATCAGTCACTTTTGAATATATATATTTGCTTCTAAAATCATACAGAATAAATCTTAGTATATTTTCTATCACATTCTCGGCGTTTTCGTTGTCATCTGCAAAGAACTCCTTATTAAAGAGTTTCTTCATTTGATTTAATTCCAATAATAAATTGCTATCTGTCAATATATCCTTCTCATAAACAAAAAAGTAAAGTGTAAAACACAATACCTCGTCTTCATCAAGCGAATTATAGTAATCATTGTAAAAATATATATGACAGTTCACATCCAAATCATTAAACTTAAATTTATTAATCATGTATTTATACTCACCATCGTTATAACTCTTCAGAATTTCGTCTTTAAAAATTCTAATGCATTCTTCCTTATCCATTTTTTATTTTTATTAATACACTTATTCCTTTTTAAGTCATTCAGTTTAGTTTTCTTAACTAACTTTTTAGTTAAAAAAATATAAAATTCACTCATCTTGGGATTCTCAAGCTAAAAATACACTCAAGTCCTTTTTGAAAGACCTTGTAACAAGCATGTAATCCTTAATTATTACTGGACAGTTTCTTTTATTATGATTACCGTAATGAGAACAGTTTCCACATATGGTTTTTCTCGTATTTCTTTCATCGTCAAATGCTTTTATTTCAATATCAAACTGCTTATTCAAAAACTTTATTAACTTACTGTCTTCTTCATCATCATCTCCATTCAATAATTCTCGGATCTTTCTCAATTTGAATAATTTACTTGGATCATTGTGATACTTGTATCTCAAACTAAACAAATAATTAAACTTATTAGTAAAATATGGGTCTGTCGTCTGAAAGTCGGATTTCAATACATTCAGGTTGTTGTCAAACAAAAAGTTCTTTATGTCATACAGTTCCTTTATTATAATATCTCGCTCTTTTACAAACTCTCTGTATTTCTCCTCCTCTCTTATCTTTGCTTGCACAACTGCATTTTCATCAGCTGTTCTCATCTCTGTCAATCTTTCATGAGCTTTACATCTAGTATCTTCATCTTTATCTACTATTAAGTCCCATAATTCAACATATTTTGGATCTATTTTATTCTTACTTAGCTCTTTCTGAAGATGAGTCATATCCCTCTGCTGAGTCTGTAACATCGCCAATCTAAGCGTAACATCAAGCCTAGCTTTACGTATCTTCATTGAATACTCGTCCACTATTTCTCTTACTGTTTCATCATAAACGAGTTTGTATTGTTCCAGTTGAGGCTTGATCTTCTCTATTAAATCATTAAATAGTGGATCGTCTCTCAATTCATTAAGATGGACTTTGATCCTGTCCATGTTTGACTTGTTAAACTGATCCATGTTACCATAATAAGAATCATTTACCATACTTTTCTCACATTGTAATAAATGCTTATGTGCTGTCTCTGAATTATCGGAATAGTATTTAATGCACCATGCACAAAAGTTCGTCTCGCAATAACAACACCTCAGACAGAAACATCCAGTGAAATTATCAAACGAGTTCGTGCACTTAGGACACTTCAAAGTAAACACATTCTCTATGATATATTCAACTTTCTTATCTAACGCGCTTTTGCGCTCTTCCTCTTCTTTTTTTAGTCTTTCTATAAGACGCTGCTCTTCTATCGCATCGTTTTCTATAACCATCTTAAGACAGCGTGACCACTGGTCGTAGAACTTGTCAAAGTCATCATTAGATAGATTTTTTATCAAAGATTGAATAGTGAACGAATCACCATGACATCTTGATTGATTCAAAAAACATACTATGCCATTTCGTCGTTCATTGAATATCTTTTTCAATTCAGACATGCCAATCTTGTTACTTAAATTATTTGTGATGCAATCTATGCAAATGGATTTACAGCATTCATTGCACTTAAACACATTCAAAGTTTTTTCGTCAAAGCAAACAACGCAACAATCAGTCATTTTTAAATCGGGTTCTTGAATTATACCTGGAACTTTTTTTTCATAAAATCATTTTTTCTCATCTAGCAAAATCAGATTATAAAAAAAACATTTTCATCTTATAAAATAAACCACATGATTTTCATTAAATACGGAAAAGAATATTTGAAAGTTAATCACAAGAACTGGAACAACTATTTGAACATTGTTTCCCCACACAGACAGCTTGATAGAAACGTTCAAAATAGATGTGCGCTCAAAGATAAAAACTTATTATGGTGTGATAACTGCAATAGCGGAATCGGTTCGTGGAAGAATTCATGTGTTAATGTAATATCAAGTTTGAATTATGTAAAGTACGAAGATGTGCTTAAAAAGGATGCAAATGATGCTGAATGCAGTGATTCGGTTGAAATAGAATTAGATAGAAATGACGATAAAGGTACAATATAAAAATCCACGTGAAAAAATAAAATCATAATGACAAATAAAAATGAACGATTACAATTCTTCCTTTAAAAACAGATTTGAAAATTTTCTATACGCACAAAACACTTACCCATCCGTTATGGCTGATGAGTATTCAACCGCTCTGAAAATATGTGATTTGCGAGAAAACGATGTTTTTGTTAATATTCCAGCGGATTTTAACTCACTAGAACCTCTATTAGAAGATAATATTAAATATGTTCCGTTAGAGATCAATAAAGACTTTTCTTCTCTTAGTAATTACACTTTTTGCTCATCCCTAAACGATTTGCCGTTTAGAAACCAATCAGTTGATGTTATTCTTTCTCTCGCGAGCTTACATCATTCTTCAGAAGTAGAAAGAATTAACTTTTACAAAGAATGTTTAAGATTAACTAGTAAATTGGTTATTGGTGATGTCATTTTAGGTTCCAAACAGGATAGATGGTTAAATTGTTTTGTGAATAAATACAACTCGTCTGGTCATGCTGGCAATTTCTTTTCAGAACAAGATAAACATTTATTAGAACAATGTGGATTTAATGTTGAGATTGATAAAGTTAAATATAAATGGCATTTTGGAAGCGAAAATTCAATGATTGATTTTTGCAAAAATCTTTTCGGTCTCAATTTAGCCACAGATGACGATATAAAGAATGGAGTTAAGCAATATTTGACTTTGAATAATGATTTTTCAGTTGATTGGGAAATGATATACTTTATATGTAAAAATCCGTTTCGTTTGAAAAACAAACCGAACAATTGGAATTCGTTGGCGTTGCACCAAAAACTACAGTTTTACAAAATGAATTTGAATATTTCATACTCCAAATATGTTGACAAACTTGCCGTCAAAGACATTTTGAAAAATGTAAAAAACCTATATTGTTCGAAAGTTATAAAAGAATTTAAATCAATTGATGACATAACTGAGAATGATATAAATGAAAATCACATCTTGAAATCTACACATGCATCTGGGTGGAATATAAATTTGAAAAAATATAGCAATCTTAATCTAATCAAAAAGCAATTGAACCAATGGAATGTTATTTTTTCAGGACAAAACGAACCACATTATCAATATATAAAACCACGATTCTTCACTGAACAGAAAATCGACGACAAATATTTAGGAATAACAGGTGAAGCAATCGTATATATGTTTCGTTGCATTCACGGAGAACCAATTAGTCTAGGAGTAAAACACGAAAATTTACAGAATAGTTATGATATAGACTTTAATTTAATTCAAAAGGGGTTAGCTTTTGACATACAAAAACCTGATAACTATTCAGAAATGATAGATATAGTAAAAGAGCTATCAAAAATATTTGAATTTGTAAGGATAGATCTATATCTATCAAAGGATGACAAAATATACTTTAGTGAATTCACATTCACGCCTCATGGTGGTGTGCAATTTTTTAGCGATGAGCAGGAGCTGGAATATGGAAAACTTTGGAACTGAATAAAATAAAATTGAAATTAAATTATTTTTGTTAGAATAATTTAATAAAAAAATGTATAGAAACTACATCAACACTTGTCTAGACGTTGACAAACTAAAGGAAATCAATCGCAATTCACCTGCGAACACAAAATATTGCAACTTTCTCTGCCAAGACTTCAGAGATTCAAAAACGGTTGGCAAACAACGCAGCTATTGCAACGATTGTAGAAATTACATTAATCTAGCTGAAAAACAGTTCGCTGAAAAGAAAATCACAATTGAGCAATTCAAAGAAAATCCAGATATTGTTTATGGTATTGAAATTGTCATAGACACCAAAAGAGAATGCATCACTTGCAAACAGAACAAAACTACTAATCATTTTGAAAAGACCCGTACAGAATGCAAAGCTTGTAGAAGTATAAAAATCGCTGAGAGTAATAATAAAGGAATTGATACTTTGATATCAGATATAAACAAAATTAAAGATGTGCCTGTTTCTTTAGAGAATTTTCTACAGGCCATACCTAAAGACAAGCTAACTAAAATTATTTCACACTTTGCGGTGGGGAGAAAAGCAACTGATACTAAAAATGATATGATTTACAATTGTCTTCAGCATTTTAAGAAACTTAGAAGTCCATTCATATGCAGAGGAACTTGTGGTTTCACTTTACCAACTGAATTTTCTTATTGCAAGACGTGTCTAGCGAAGAAAGATAAACCAAAAGCGGTTGAGGTTATGTTTAATTTTGATGATAGTCTAGACGAGATAGTTTCCAATTTAACGGATAAGGATAATGATATTGGAGAGAAATACAACAGAGAACAGTGTTACAAAATTGCAGCGAAACTTGGATTGAAAATTAAACAGAAAACTAAAAAAAATGCTGTTGTTGAAAAGATAAATGCTTTATTGAAAAAAAGAAGTGATGAAAAAAAGAAAAAGCGAGATTCACTCTTACTTGACGGAACAGACAATGACCCTAAATATGAACTGACTTTCAATGGAATAAACATTGAATATAGAAAAGAAGATGGTTTTGTAAATGCCACATCAATGTGTAAGGCAGGGAAGAAATTATTTGCCGATTGGAAAAGATTAGACAGCACAAAAGAATTAATTAAATCTCTTGAAAGTGATATGGGAATGTCAACATCACAATTAATAGACTCAAAGAAGGGTAATACAACCAAATATTCTCAGGGTTCGTGGATTCACCCTGATTTAGCAGTACAATTAGCTCAGTGGATATCTCCAAAGTTTGCATTGCAAGTATCAAGATGGATTCGTGAATTAGCAGTAACCGGAAGCGTTCAAATTGGCATGGAAAAGACAGATAATAAGATTTTGGAATTACAAAATGCTCTTACCGAGCAAATAATAGAAAACAAAAAAATCAAAAAAGATCATCAAAATATTTTGTATAGACGCGAGTATCATAAATTTCACAAAGGTGCTGCTTTTTATATAGTAAGTATGTCAGATGACAAAGATGAATATAAGGTCGGGTTTGATGGAGAAGATGTAAATGAGAGATTCAAGTTTTACAGAACTTCAAGTCCAAAATTAAAAGTACACTACATAGTTTACAGCAATAAAGCAAAATTATTAGAAGAGCTGATTTTGACGAGATTTGATTCCAAAAAGCTGGAGAAAAACCACGAATTAGTATTTGACGTTGAACTTGAACAATTAATTACAGACGTTGAAACAACATTGTCGTTTCTTAATGTTCAGAAGACAATATTAAGCGATGAAGAATTGAATAAATACAACCAATTAATTATTTGAAAAATGTCTCAATTTCTAACTACGGGATATCCGACATTTAAAATGTCCTAAATAGGTATATATAACATATCACTTTTCTTAACCTATGACAAGGTTAAGAAAAACTTATAAAAAACGACCTTGATTTACACGTCATAAGGGTCCACATATTCTGTGTTGAATCTCTCCTCGTGGAATTGGTGATATTCAGGGCAACCAAACTTCCAGTTTTCAGGAGGTTTTTCTGCCTTATACCAAAATACGCAATCTCTCCAATCGTTTGTAGTTGTTTGATTTGAGATGTACATGCAGGTAAAGTCGGTCGTTAGCTGATCCATGAGCTGGCAAAATGTATTGAAGTCAGGTATGACTGAGGCGTAATTTTCCCAGAGTGATTTTCTGTTCTTCAATATAGGTTCTCTTAGTATGAAAACACCGTCGACATTTGTTCTGATAACAGGTTTAACATCCATTGCATATTGAAGGGAGACTATATACCAGCATGCCCAGTGTCGGCCGCGCTTGTACATTCCCTGTTGTAAAGGAGTGTTAAAAACACGGGGATCGTCGGTGCAATCGTCTAAAAGAATAACAGCCCATGGATTAGGCAAATGCTGCTTTGCAATTTTCTGGCGTCTTATAAAACTCTTGATTTGGTCCTCGTTATATTCGTTGAAGACAAAGGCACTTGGTAGAATTTTTCGGTAAAAACCATTTGAATCTTCGGAACCAGAAAATGCGACGGCGACTGGGAATATATGTTTTTTTGCATATAGCAAACTTGCGATTAACGTTGACTTACCTGTGCCTGGCTTGCCTATAATGATTGTTTTACTTCCCCCGAAATTATCAGGTTGAGTAAGAGAATATGTTGATGGAGCTATTATATCAGGGTTAAGTTCTTTTATGTAATAAGTATTTGGACTATTAGATGTCATTTTTAGTTAATTATTTGAGTTTTTTAAATTGTATTAAATTTAAAAAAATTATGAGTCTTTTTCATACGCGAGTAAAACATTCCATTTTTCAACATCAATATTTTCCCACCCGTCGTAATACATATAAAATGTGGATAACAAACCATCTGGTAATTTAGTTTTACCCTCAAATATGTCTTTTAAAAATTTCACAAGTGTTTTATTTCTTTTTTCCAACTTTTCTGGATACTTATCATCTCCCGAAATGTAATTATCAGGGTTCCACCTTATAAAATAAACAGGCATTCCACCATAGGATTGAGTTATATTTATCATTCTCGTTTGTTCACATATACATTGTCTATCCTTATGTTGATTTTCATCACATTCAAGGATCAATATAAAATTGTCTTGTTCAAATATTCTATCAGGTCTTTCTCGTCCACATAATCCGCCGTCTACAACTCTGTCGGTTGATGTTCCGAATAATTTGTTATAATCAAGACAATTCATTATAGAATTTTGTTTGAATAGTCTTGTTTTTTGAAAAATTTCCGGATTGCAATATTCACATTTATTATCTTTATCCAATATCATAACTAAATTACACGAAACACATTCTTTTTCAATGTAATTAGTTTCACCTTCATTTTTGTGTTCTTCACAATGCTCTGGTATAAAATTGTTTCCATATATAGCAATGTTTTTCTTACATGTTAAACATTTTCTCTTAGAAAATTTAATCATTCCAGGTAGACGATGTTCAAAACATCTATTCGGATTTGCTCCAGGTAATCCATAATAAACTCTTGTTTCACATAGATCACATTTTTTATGTTTTACATCAATCATCCCCACTTCTTTGTGTTTAGAACAAAAGCGTCCATTTCCACCTTTAAAATCAAAACAAGGTTGTTTTTTACAATTGTCGTGTTCACAGTTTTTATTTTTCACGTCAACCATACCATCTTTTTTATGTTTATTACAGTAAATTCCTTTCAAACCTTCTAAATTATAATTTGCTATTGTGTTGCATCCGTATTCAAGACATAGTTTATCAACAAAAGATATCATTCCATCTTGTTTGTGTTTACTACAAAATCTCGCTGCTTTGCTGCCCTCTACATTAAAAGATGGACGAATGTTACAGCCATCATAATCACATTTTTTGTGTCTAACGTCAACCATTCCTTCTTGTTTATGTGAACCACAGAAAAGTCCTTTCCCACCAGGTAAATCAAATGATGGATTTAAAACATTACATCCATCATTCTTGCATCTTTTATGATAAACATCAATCATTCCTTCTTGTTTATGCAAAGAGCAAAAACGTGCTTTCAAACCAGGTTTATTAAATGATGGATGCTTGTTGCAGTTGTTGAATTCGCAAATGTTTTTCATTTTTGTTTTTAAATTTTTGATTAAATTTAAAAAATCATTTTTTATTCTAGCAACTAAATCTTACTTCCCTCCGAAGTTATCCTACTGTGTCAAAGAATATGTTGATGGAGCTATTATATCAGGGTTAAGTTCTTTTATGTAATAAGCATTCGGACTATTAGATGTCATTTTTTAGTTGATTACGATTACGAACTTTTCGTCTTTTTCATACTCTATCAAAACATTCCAAAATGATCAGACGGAATAAGAGAATTTAAACACATTCATATCCTAAAGGTCCTCTGCCATCTGAAGAACGCGTCATACATTTTCTAGTATTCACCCCAAATGAAGATGAATGGTAAGTGCAGCAATTAGTTTCACATTGATCACTTTGGGCGACAGAAACACTCGAACCACAATATGAACCTTCTGGAATTTTACAATCATTATATGATGTATTGAGATTATTATAAATTGTTGTTGGTCTCCAAATATAATAAGAATCTGTACCTGATGTATCAGTAGTAAGCTTTCTATATAAAGAAGAAAATATATCACTAGACCAAGTAGACATTTCACATTGACGAATTCCAGATCTCCCGCCTGGGCAATAAAATCCTTTTGTGCATTTGAATTGTTCAGTAGTACCAAAATTGTTAAAATATCCAGGTGATATTGATAATGGTGAACTCATACCGGAATTTGGACAGTAATGTCCTTCTGATTGGCTACAAGCAATTTGTTGAGGTTGACCTCCTGGACAGTAATAACCGGGATCACATGTCAAACAAGAAGTTTGACCTTCGGAGGGTTGATATTTTCCGGGTGGGCATCTAGAGGAATTTATCATTCCGGAATTTGGACAAAATGACCCTGCTGGACAAGTGGAACAAGAAGATCCACCTACCATATTCCGATATGTTCCTGGTGAGCATCTAGTGGGTGATGTCGTTCCAGAATCTGGACAATATGACCCTTCTGGACAAATTGAACACAGAGTTTTACTACCTTCGGATGGTTGATATGTTCCTGGCTGACATTTAGAGGGTGATGAAGTTCTAGAAGATGGACAAAATGTCCCTGATGGACAAACTGTTTGAATTGAAGAGCCTGTCTGACAGTAATATCCTGGTTCACATTGAAATTGAAATTGTGAAATGGTTCCTGTCGGGCAGTAATATCCGGAAGGACATCTATATTGAAATTGTGAAATTGTTCCTGTTGGACAGTAATAGCCTGAAGGACATTGATATTGATTTTGATCTTGTGTTCCTGTCTGACAGTAATACCCTGAAGGACAAACAAATGGATTTGATATAATACTTCCTTCTGGACAGTAATACCCGGATTGACATCTATATTGATTTGGACCTATTGTTCCTGTCTGACAGTAGTAACCTGAAGGACAAACAAAAGGATTTGATATAATGCTTCCTTCAGGACAGTA